GAATAGGCCCAGGCCAGCCAGGGCAGCAAGGCCGCCGGGCAGGTTTCCGGGGTCCACAGGGCGGCGATGGGAACCGGCAAATCGGCCATGGCGGCGTTGACGTCGGCAATCGTCACTTCAAGGGTGCTGGCGGACGGGGGGAGCAGCCGGTCAGCCATTGGACACCGTTACGTCGATGCCGGTGCAATAGGCCGCCTGAAGCTTGGTCGGCATGATGTCTTCCGGCGGATCGGTCAGGATGACGCGGGTGACGCCGGCCTGATGCAAGGCGCCGTCGATGCCGGAGCGGGCGACCGTCGCTTCCAAGGCGTGGCATTTATCGGCATAGGTCTTCACCGCCTTTTGGGCGGCGGCCAGGACGGTGTCATTGTCCGGGCCTTCGGGCATCACCAGCACGGCGGAAATGTGGTAATGCAGGACGTCGGCGGCGCCGGCCAGAACGGTATCGTTCAGCGGGCGCTTGTCGTCATCGTCGAGCCCAGCCAGGACTGTATCCAGCAGGGCGGCATCCGGCGTGCCGTCGCCTTCGGTGGACAGGACGGTCAGCAGAACATCGCCCGGCGTCGGGCTGGTGACGGAACAATCCTTGACCTTGGCCGAAGTCGAAAGGGCGTGGAAGGTATAAGCGCCGACAGGCCCGGCGGTGCTGAAGCCTTCGAACGCCATCTGGATACGGGAGCGGAAGCGGTCATCTGTTTCCATGACGGCGGCGGTCGGCGGGACCGTCGTGGCGTCGGCGGGAGTGACAACCAGGCGCTTGACGTTGTAGCGGGCGCCGATCTGGTCGAGGTCTTCGCCAACGGCATAGGCCAGCATGGTGGCCAGGGCAGCGTCGTTGACGCGCTGGCGCAAGATCGTTTCTCGGTAGGCCGATTCTTCCAGCAGCTTGACGATGCTGTCGCTTTCCAGATCGGGATTCCAATCGGGCAGGACATCGGCCAGGGCCGTCTTCATTTCGGCCTTGCGGGCGGCCAGGATGGTTTCGTAGTCGATCGCCTCGATGACGTTGGGAGCCGGCAGGCTGGACAGGTCGATGACGCTCATGCCGCCCCCGCGATCTTGGTGTCGGCGGTGATCGTCAGGCCGGACGCCTTAACCTTGCAGGTGGTGCGTAAAACGGCCTCGCCGCTGTAGGACACAGTCAGATTGGCCGATTGCATGACGACACGCTTTTCAAAGCGGGCGATGGCGTCGGCGGCGGCGGCGACAACCTGCAAAGCTCCCTCGGGGGAGCCGGGGGAATCGACAAGGTCGAACAGGTGGCTGCCGTAGGCGCGACGCATGACGCGGGTGCCGACCGGAGTCCCGACAATGTCGGAAATCGACTGACGGATATCGGCCAGTTCGTCCAGGGTTTTGCCGGATACGGCATCCATGCCCGCCATATCGGCCTCTAGTGCGAATGGTGGTTGGAGTTGCCGCCGCCATCCATGATGGAGCCGGTGGCGGCGATGTCGCCGTTGACCGCGATGCCTCCCTCGACGGAGAAATCGCCCTTCAGGCTGAAGCTTCCTTCCATCTGGGCGGCGTTGCCCGCGCCGTTGGTGGCGACGATCTGGACATTGGGGGCTTTGATGCTGGCGGTGCCGGCGGCCACGATGGACACGGCCCCGCCGGCCTCGATCGAGCAGTCTCCGGCGGTGACGACGGTCAGCTTGCCGGCGGACTTCAGGGTCATGACCTTGGCGGCGCTGTCGTAGCTGGCCAGGGTGCCGTCGTCGAACTGGATCAAATCCAGGGTGCCGACGTCTGCCGGCGGGGCGATGGAATCGGTATAGAGAATTTTTCCGATCACGGCCTGGGCAGGATCGCCCGACGGGCACAGGGCGACAACTTGGGTGCCGAGCCGCAAAGGCCGCCAGCGGCGATAATTCGCGCCGATGTCGGCAGGGTAGGGGAGCCAGTTGGTTTTCCGGCCCGACAGGGACAGTTTGACCCGAGCGCCGGCATGATCGACCTCGGCGATGGTGCCGAGGACGATCATGTTTTCAAGGCGGCGGGACAGGTCGGACAGGGTCTGGCTCATGGCGACCATGATGGCCGCCAGAGCATTCAGAGCGTCAACGACGCCAGGGTTAGGAGCGGGTTTCCTAACTTTATGAGGTGACGTTATCGCTCTGCATCAGTTACACAAAACTGCTACCGTGGGGGGGCATTTCTTATGTCGGACATTTTTACCGAAATTGCTATTAACCCTGAGACATTTGCAAATAGCATTGTGAATAGTGCTCCTAGGCACCACTCCAATATACTTAGGTAGTTTTCTATTTTTTTGTCTATATTTCGTGACGTCTCCTCTATTAATGAGAGTCTTATTTCAACTGATGAATTTTTTATATCTTTTGTTGCCCACCTTAATTCACCGATTTTTTTCTCTATTGTTTCTTTTTTTATCAATGCGTTATCTCTTGTGTAAGAGGCTGCAAACTCCGCGTTTAGTTCCGGTTGTTTTTCGGTTGATAGTATTTGCTGAAGAGAGCTTTTTGATAAAATATCCTCCTTTGATTTTGATTTGTTTTTTTCTAATCCAATAGCACTGGCTATAAGTTCATCGTTGAATAATTTTGTTATGTCTTGGTTTGATAATGTTATTTTTGGTTTTTCTATTGTTAATACATCATTAATTACGGATGTGGCGGAAATTACTATAAGCAAAAATGATAAAAATAGACACACAAGTGATGATGTTATCCATAAGCTGTATTTGTGTTTCATTTTGATATTCCTCAAGTATTGTGGATACATGGTTCATTAGAAAAATATGGTGATAATTTTTTTATTCTATTCCATGATAACCTACTAGATGCTCGTGTTGTGTAGCTAGTCTATGGGCCGCATCTAGTAGGTGCTCATGTTGAGAGAATAGTGTGCAGTATTTATCGGCAGGAACTATTCCCGCCATCTTTAACCCATTCTCCATTCACACATTTATAATTGTTGTTATCGATGCAAGCGATAGCACCGGAGGAATACACAAACGGCGTTGACTGTTTAGGAGGGGTGAAAACACAGAGCTTCATTGCTGCGGCATCAAGAATGACCTGTGGTTGCGCAGGGGAAATTGGGGGCTGGGTTGATTGAGCATCAGCCGAAGTGGCCAATACGATGATGGATATGGCGGCGGCGGCAAACACGGAGCGAACCATTTTGTTCCCTTTCATGGATTTTTTTTGGCACCGTTAATCTTATAGATTGTGTCTGGTGGCGCATCAATATGCGGGGTGATTTTTGCGTGAGGGAAAGAATGTTTGGGGCCTATTTCGGTCCCACCGCCTGCATCAACCTTTCCCGGACATAAGCGATATCGTCCACCGCCCAGCCCAGCAATTCGCGGGCTGGGTATTTGACGCGGGGGCCGTCTTTGGCGACGGCGTCAACCTCGCCCAGGTGGTGGACTTCGGCAAGGCGTCCCGTCCGGCCTGAATAGCCGATCTCGACGTCGCCGGGGGTGGCGGCCAGAGCGAGGCGGCGGATTTCACGCATCCCCTGGAGCATCTTGACTCTTTTTCTGATCTTGCCGGCGGCGGTGCGCTTGCGGGGCTCCCAGGGGGTGCCATCAGGGGCGATCTGGCGGGCGATGCGGCGCTGATTGCGCTTGCGCAGTTCGCGGCCAATGTCGCGCAAAAGCCTTTTCCGTTCCGACGCTTCCAGGCTGGCGACGGCCTTTTTCAGCCAGTCTTCCAGAGGGGCCAGAGCGGTTTCGGTCATCGGTCAGTTTGTCCCGCCGGCCAGCCTGTCCATGTCGAAATCCTCCGGGTCGAGGTCGCTAACAGGTTCCAGCTTGATGCCCTTCGGCCCGGATACGGCGCCGATGATTTCGGTGATTTCCAAGGACAGGCTGACGTCGGCGCTTTTGTGGTCGATCACATCGACATGAAATTTCAAGGCGTCGGTTTCGATGCCGGGGCAATCGGCCCGCATCCATTGCAGGGTGACATACAGCAGATCCTGAAGGGCTCCGGCAAAGTCGGTGACGATCAGGTGAATGGTGTATGTCACCTGAAAGGCGTCGTTGCCACCACCGCCCCAGCTTTGCACGGTGCCTTTTTCCGCGAAGGTCAGAAGCTTGTCGGCCTTGATCCGCAGGGGCGATTTCAGAATGGCGTCGCGGGCTGCCGCCAGCTTCTTCACGGCTGGCCGCCTATCGCCGTGACCTCGTCCAGCAACTGCTGGCAGGCGGACAGTTTGCGGTGCTGGCGGATCAGTCCTTCGCGGAGGGCGAAATAATCCGATCGAGCGTTGGAATCAAGCTCGGCTCCGGCTCCATGATCCAGGCCGGCGGCGTCGCCGGTCTGGCGCAGGTCGGAGGCGGGGCACTTTGCTGCAATGCGCAGGCGGACAGAGCCATCATCGACAGCAGCGCGAAGACGGGCGATTTCTTCATGGTCTGACCTCATCTGGTCGGTGAAAGCTTTGTCGATGGCCGCATAGCGGTTGGTCCATTCAATCTCGCGCATGCGGACTTTCTCGGTGAAGGCGGTGTTGGCGTCGGCGGTGGCGGTTTTCATGTCGGCGATGTCGCGCTGATAGCGCCAGCCGTTGACGGTCCAGCCGGCCCCGAACAGCATGACGGCGGCCAGGGCGATGCCGATGGCCTTCCAGGGCAAATCCTTGATGACGGAAATCAGGGTCAGCGGCGGCATAGTTCGGCCTCCTGTTGCCGCCGTTCGACGATGCCGCGGCAATTGTTGTCCGGGTCGCGGCAGTCCTTGCCGCCGACATAGACCCACTTGGGGATTTCGGCGCAGGCGCCGGCATAGTCTCGGGCGTTCAGCTTGCGGATGAAGGTGGAGCGGGCGCATTTGTCCAGCCCCAGGTTATAGGCGCAGAAAGACACAACGGCGGCCCGTTGGGGTTCGGACATGGGCACCGTCACCAGCCGGTCGATTTCGTCGAACGACTGGCCCAAATCGGATGCGGTCAGGCGGTCGCATTGGTCTTTCGTTGCCGTCATGCCGGGACGCACCCCCGCCGTGTGGCCACGGCAGATGGTCCAGACGGCGGCGCCGTCCTGATAGGCGGTGAGGGCGAGGCCTTCCTTTTCGCCGACGAATTGGGTCGCGATGGCGGTGGCTCCGGCCCCAGACAGCACCAGGGCGACCACGGCTTTTGACAGGCGCGAGGGGGCGTTGTTCATTTCACCCCCCTGGCCATCCACTGGCGGAACAGGCGGACGTATTTCGGCACTAGCAGGCCGACCTGCAACAGCACGTAAATGATGGTGATGATCGCCACCCACTCGTTGAGCGAGAAGGCGGCGCCGCCGATAGCGGGACTGACGCGCAGGCCGATGTTGTATTCCTCGGACATGGGGTTAATCCCACAGGCTGACAGTGGCGGAAACCGTCGAGGTCTGACGGTCGGGAAGGGTGACGATGGTGCCGTGGGGGATAAAGATGCCCAGGGCGGCCAGACCGTGATTGGCGGCCAGGATCGCCGTGGCCATGGAGGTGTCGCCGTCGTAGCAACGGGCGGCGATGATGTCGGCGGTATCGCCCTGGCGGGCCAGGATGACGCTGGCCATCAGATCAACTCCACCACCATGCGCGGCCTGCCGGTCAGGCGGGCCAGAGCCTCGGAAGACTGGCGCAGAAAATCGTCGGCGACGCTTTCCAGCTTGTCGGCGCGGTTGTGCCCATCCTTGGTGCTGTCGTAATCGCGGGTGTTGCGCAGCAAGGCGCTCCGCGCCCGATTGAAAACGGCGTCGGTATAGAGGATGACTTTTTCGGAAACGTCGCCGTAGAGGGGAGCCGGGACGCCGGCAAGGCTGTCGGCGGTCTGTGTCAGCCGCCAGGGCATGATGCTGGCGTTGACCTCGATCATCGCCGACTGAAGGACGGCGCCGATGCGCTCCGAGGCGAAAACGTCGCCCTGTCCGGTCTGAAGCTTGAAAGCGGCGGCGTCCAGATCGGGATACCAGCCGTCGTTCCTGATCATGGTGTCGTCGTCGTCGCCGGTCGGGGTGGAGGGGATCAGGGTCATCATGGATTGCCTCGGCGGCGTTTGACGAATGGAGGGATGCGAGAAAAGTGGCGGCGACGGCGGATTGGGGCTTTCAGCCTTGCGGCTTGTTCCC